AACTAAACTTATTTCCATACCGACCTAACTAATAATTAAATTGTTGGTATGAACTCCCAATCTAATTCTCCACAAATTTTCTTCCAAATAATGTCTTGTTCCATTCTTTTTTCCGGATCTTTTAACATTGGAAAATCGGATAAATACTTATCTTCTCCTAAAAGCTCGCATAACTTATACGCTGTATAATAGTAATTTAAAAAATTTACACGATCGTCCGGACAATATTTAGAATAAGGCGTTTGAAGTTCGGTAAATAAATTAAAAAGAGTATCTTCTAACTCAGGAGACATAATTGGCGGTTTTATGCCTAATTTTTCTTTTATGAAAGGAATATGCTCATAATATTTATTATAACCCAGTTTTTTGAGAATTTCTTTGGTTTTAAGATTTGTAATTTGAGATATTTCTATTCTCTCTTTTTTAATTTGTAGTTTTATATTTTCAACAACTTCTTCGGGTATTTGAGTAGTTTCTTTGCCTTGAAATTGTGCTATAATTTCTTTGAAATGATTAATGCGTTTGTAAGCATAAAAACAAACTTCTTTAGGTGGTTCTTTGTAAGAAGGTTTTTCGTTCTCAACAAGATAAGGAATACTTCTTGAACATAAATTGCAAACCAATAGACCATCATCTTCTAAAGGTATTAATTCCCCTTTATAACATACTTGACATATATCAGTTGGATAAACAAAATTGTTAATATCTAAGAAATCATCGCTAACATTAGTTAAATATTTAAGAACAATATTATTATTGTCATTTTGTATTATTTTATGTGATTCATTATCTTCTTTAATTTTGAAAAAATTATTTACCAATTTTGATTTATTAGCAACGGTTTGAGCATTTGTACCTGTTGATATGTTTTTTTTGTTTTCAAAATACTCAAAAATATATTTTGAATTATCAAGAAAATACTCCTTCTTTTTTAATTTTACATCCTTTATATTGTCTTTTAACGCAGATATTTTATCTGCTATATCCAGTTTATCTTCAATACTTAGATTGTCATTCTTCAGTTTATTTTTTAATAGTTGAATCTCATTCTTGAAATCAACTATCGAAAGTTCATCTTTTGAAAATTCATTTAAATATTCCTTATGTTTTGTGTCAAGAGTTATTGCCGACTTTTTATTAAATTTAATTTTTTTGCCCGATTTTGGTTTAAACGATGGCATAATTATTTAATTATAACTTTACAGTTTTTATTTAACTATTAATATATTTAAAATATTTATATTTATATTTATATTTGATTAAAAATTTAAATATAACCCAGTTTTTTGAGGATTTCTTTAGTTTTAAGATTAGTAATTTGAGATAGTTCTATTCTCTCTTTTTTAATTTGTAGTTTTATATTTTCAACAACTTCTTTAGGTATTTGAATTGTTTCTTTACATTGAATTTGCTCTTTAAAATTATTTATGCGTTTATAAGAACAAACTTCTTTACCTGATTCTTTGTAAGAAGGTTTTTCATTCTCAACAAGATAAGAAATACTGCTTGAACATAAATTACAAACTAATAGACAATCATCTTCTAAAGGCATTAATTCCCCTTTATAACAAACTTGACATATCTTAGTTGGATTAATTTTTGCATGAGTTTGGTTTAAAGATTGCATATATAACTTGACAGTTTGTATTTAACTATTTATTTTATATTTAAAATTGAAATAAATAATGTAAAATAACATAAACAATAATTCATAAATAAGGTATAATGTCTATTTTGGATACTTTGTTTATTAAGCGTTTCTGTTTACCATCAAATACTGATATTTCTTCGTATGAAAACGGTGATTTATATATGTCTTCTTGTTTATGTGGAGATTTTAACCATGCTTCTTGCATATTTGAAGGGAAAGAACGCTGATTTAACTAAGATAAATATTCTAAGTTTTGGTTTTAATAAGGAAGGCAATTACTCAAGAAACGACCATGGAATTCACGCTGAGCATGATGCTATTATTGGATTGAAACCTTTAAGAAAGAAAAAACATTTTCAAAATGTTAATATGTTAGTTATAAGAATTTCTAAAAATAATAAGCTACAAAATTCAAAACCATGTGCTAATTGTATAGAAACTATGAAAATTCTACCTGAGAAAAAAGGTTATCACATAAAAAATATTTATTATTCAAACGAAAAAGGAGACATTGTTAAAAGTAGTTTGAAGAATTTAGAAACTGAAAAATTACATTATTCAAAATTCTTTAGAAAACACACAAATATAGTTAACTAAACAGTGAACAAGTTAAAAAATATGTAATGTTTTCTTTTTTTAAATAAAATGGATTTAAAACTAAATATTGAATCTTTAAAAGATTTAGAAAATGAAAATGTTAAAGTAGATGCTATCAAATTTCAGAAAATGATGCTTCTTTTTAATTCAATCGAGCATGGATGGTCTGTTAAAAAAAGGAATGGCTCATATGTTTTCTCCAAACCACATGAAAATAAAAAAGAAGTACTTGAAGACAGTTATTTACTTAAATTTATGAAGACCAATTTAGATCTAAACAATATAATATCATAACAAAAATAATATATTTTCCATAATAAAATAATGTAATATTTAATTTAATTTAGCAATTTAATTAAATTAAATTTCAGAAAATTTTTTTCTTTAGGGATTGTATAAAATGGGAGGTGGATTAATGCAACTCGTCGCTTATGGAGCTCAGGATGTATACCTTAAAAACCTGTAGGGTAGAAAAACGTCGGGGAATATCGAATCAATAAGATATTCATAAAACCCTTTGTGGACATTTAGAAAATACCACTGACGTTAATTAGGGAAATTAAATGTAATTTAATTAGAATAACCCTAGTGAGAAAATCAAACTGCTTGAAACCCCTAAAACTTATTCTACTAAGCAATTTTTGTGAAAAAATTGTGGCCAAGAGAAAAAACTTGGGTATAGTAATAATGAATAAGATGATAATAATTTTTATTTGAAATGGGCAATGAGCATCCAAGCTTCTTTAATATAAATCTAAACAATATAAATCTAAATAAATATATTACATTATACCATATGGATAAAATATGTCACCAATGTAATTTGAATAAACCTATAAATAACTTTAGAATGTACACAAATAATAATGCGTCAAATACATGTAAATCTTGTGATAACGAAATGGATAAGTTAAGAAAACAAAAATTAAGACAAAAAAATAATAATCTGATTTATACATGTGAAAAATGTAATGTAGATAAACCACTTTATTCTTTTACCAAACTGAAAAAATATTACAAATCAAAAATTTGTTTGGATTGTTATCCAAATTTTTTGAGAGAGCAAAAAAATGAATGGTGTCGAAAAGAAAGTTTTTCAAACATAAATTACAGATTAAAAAAATCCATAGCAGCAAGATTAAGAAAAGTTATTTTAAACAAAACAGATTCAACAATGAATCATATAGGTTGTAATATTCAATATTTAAAAGAATGGATTGAATTTAATTTTACAAATGAAATGAATTGGGATAATTATGGTAAATTATGGTCGATTGATCATGTAATACCTGTATATCATTTTGATCTAACTGACAATTGTGAAAAATTACAATGTTGGAATTGGTCAAATTTAATGCCAACTACAATTCAATACAATTCATCCAAAAAAAATAAAATAGATTTAAATCAAGTAAATTATATTGTTGATAGATTAATAAAATTTAAAGAAGAAGGTTCAACGACTAAATGGTTTTCGGAAGAATATTTATTTAACAAAGAATTAGCAACACAAAAACTAAATATTTCTTCATAAGATATAGTCTAATCCTTATTGAAAAATAAGGTAGAGGAAATGTACAGGTAATCCTCAAATTACTTTCTGGAAAGTTACTTATCGTAGATATACTAACTTTGCCATCGAATCAATCGAACAAACTTTTAATGGACAAGCCGATTTCGGTCGCCGTGTCCAATGTGTCATCAGTAGAAATGGTGATCTTGCCTACAGAACTTATTTACAAGTTACTCTTCCTGAAATTAACCAACTTATGGGTCTTGGAAACTACACCACTGGCCAAAACACTGGTGTCTATGCCCGTTGGTTAGATTTCCCTGGTGAGCAATTGATTGCTCAAGTTGAAGTCGAAATTGGTGGTCAAAGAATTGATCGTCAATACGGTGATTGGATGCATATCTGGAACCAATTGACCATGACTTCTGAACAACAACGTGGATACTTCAAGATGATCGGAAACACTACTCAATTAACCTTTATTACTGATCCTTCTTTCTCTGATGTCGAATCTCCTTGTGACTCCTTAGCTCCTCGTCAAGTTTGTGCTCCAAGAAATGCTCTTCCAGAAACTACATTATATGTTCCTCTTCAATTTTGGTTCTGTACCAACCCTGGACTTGCTCTTCCTTTGATTGCTCTTCAATACCACGAAGTCAAGATTAACCTTGATATTC